GTATTGAATAGCTTGACCTATCTGCAATCCAAATTCATCAGTAGACTTTTCAGAATCAGATACAAATTGACTTGGAAACCCTGCGGATGATATATTTATCTTTACGTCTTTCATCTAATAATTTCGCTATATTTTCCTTTATTACTATACCTTGCAAAGTTAATCTTTATTTTTGATACTTTTTTCTCAGTAAAATATAGATGTCTTTGCGTTGCCATTATAGCTAAACCTGAGCTAATAGACGCATCAAATTTAGTTCTGTTAGATATATCAAACTTTGCCCAATCCTCTAAGGTCCTTACGAATACACAATCGCCCATCTCGTCCTCAGACTTAAAGCCAATGTGCTCTTCTATGTAGGACTCTATAGCGGAGGCGTGAGCCTGTTTTACGTCTTCACTTGAGTTAGGTATACCCCCAAGCTCTTTCTCTGTCTTAGAGAGCTTGTTAGCAGGCTTGTCGGGTCTGTTCATACTGAACCCCCTATACCCTCTATTCTTAAAATGGTATAATAGTCTTGGCTTATTATTCTCACACAAGATTGGCATACCATAAAATACGCAAGCCATTAGCACATCTTCAAAGAATATCTCTGCCGTTTCAGGTCTTGCTATATACTCTAAGAAAAATTGATTACTTGGAGCATCCTCCATACTAAACTTAGTCTTTCCGTGTAGTGCTCCATTAGAACCACCACCCCCAACTACTCCTGATATGTCATAGCTATCACATCCGAATGCACCTATATGCTCATTACCCGGATACTTTACTCCATTCTTTTCTACTACCCTATTCTGTAAGTTCTTACTTGGTGTCCACGATACATAGAACCTTCCCCTCTTGTCAGGATTAAATACTACCTCTGTATCCTTTATACCATTCTTCCAAGAGAAAGACCCACGAGTTACGTGGTGCTCCATAATCAATGAGTCGTTATACTCAACCTGCTGATATATCTTGGTTAGATTAAATATAGACTGCTTGCTCTCGTCTCTAAATGCGTGTGACTCTGTCCTTGGAAACTGTCTGTAAAACTCATTCAATGCATCAGGGTCGCTCTTTAGAGAGTCAACCTCTCCCTTCCAATAGTCGATAGCACCCTGAGTTATATACTCTCCATCAATTCCAAGTACAGGCTCATCAGGTGTCCTGAATACAGGCATACCATACCTGTCTATAAAACCCTCCATATTCCACTCCATTGGAATAAACAATGAGTATAGTCCACTCTTAGTCTGACCATTAGAGTTACGGTTTGTAACATCAGAGTCTCTATATAATTTCTTAAACTGCTCTCCACCTTTCTTTAGTGCGTTCGAGGTAGACCCCATCATACACTTACCGATAATCTTACTACCTAATCGTAGACAAGTCTTTGTAACCCTCCAATTATTTAATATATTATTTGGCTTCAACCACTTACCACTCTCATCGTGAACTAACAGCAATAGCTTCTCCCCATCATAGGAGTTATCATCTGTGTTCTTCCAATCTATAGTGGTATCCAATCCGTACAACTCCTCAGTAGTTGTGTCGTACATATTTTTTTTTGTAATCTTTGACGCAGGAATCCTAAATGCTAACTCAGTCTTAGGCTTATCCATACCATCCATAATAGGCTTAAAGAAGAAAGGTAGCCTGCTGTTTATTGGCACTACCTTATCCGTAAACATCTTCTTTGCATCGCCCCCTGTCTTGGATAGCATACCGACCCTCGCATCCTTTGCAAGTGTCCCTGTGTTCACACACTCAGATGAACTCATAAATGAGAAACCTGAACGTCTTATCTTTAGATAGTCTTGACCAAAGCTACGCTTATCTGCCCTGCAAGCCTCCCAATGTAAGAATAATAATCTATTAGCCTCCCTGAAGTCAGGGTATCCTACATCAATAGAAGCCCATTGCAAGTACATATAGTGAGAGCCTGTGATATATGTAGGGATACCGTTTGACATAAACCACATCCCCTCTTCTCTTCTCTCAAACTCTCTCTCGATATAATCCACCCACCTATCCTTAAACTCAGATGGCTTCTCATTCCATTGGAATATAGACTGTATCCTATTTAATTCTTTTGGTATATCTGCCCTCTCCCAATACTGCTCAGACTTTTTCTTATGTCTCTTGAAGCATTCTTTCGGTTTAGCAGGTAGCCCTATCCTTAGACTCTGTATCTCAATAACATCTCCTAACGTTCCATCCTTAGATATAATAACCAAGTCATACTTACTGTCATATCCATACGTCCAAGTCTTAGCCTTGTTCTTATTTACAAGGACTGTCTTGGGTATATAGTCTTCTATAACCCTATGTAAGTTTCTATTTAGAACGTCTTTCTGCAAATCCCTGTTTTGTATCTGTCTTCTTAGGACCATTCTTCAAAGACTCTAACGCCTCCTTCTCAGATTCAATCCTATTCAATATCTCAAACGCATCGAATATAGCTAACTTCTTTGTAGCTGCTGCGTTCTTTAATCTGTCAGCAGAGATATCATCCTCCGGGTCGTGTTTTATTATAGCCTCCTTGGAAACCTTTATTAGCTGCTCTACCGCTTTATACCCTGCTTCTATTATTTTTAATTTTATATCCTTTGAATCCATCCTAACTTCATAGCTTCATTGTTATCTGATGGTCATACATCCTGTATAGCTTCTCGCCATCAATGTCAAACTCATACTCGCTCTCAGGCTTGAAGGATATCCTATCTCCATTATTAACACCCTTGCTAATCAGGTAGTCGTTGGATATCTTTACTAATCCTACAAGTGGCTCCTCCGAAAATGGTTTATATATATAGGACTCTGTTGCAGGTACAGGCTTTACAAAACAATACCTATCATAAGAGTACCAAGTCCCATCTTTTTTATATGCGTAGAACTGCTCAAGGTCCACAAAGAATAGGTCATCTTTGAAATAGCTCTTGCCACTCCTACGCCTACCTCTCATATCGTTATAGAACTTAAATACGTTGTGGTGTACAAGTAGTGTATCTCCCTTGGAGATTTTTCCATCATATCCAACAGGAGTCTCAACTACCTCAGCAAACCTATTAGAGAACTTGTGGTCCTCTTCTGATGTGCTTACAATAAACTCTATGCCACCAATATCTTTGGTGTTGTTGTATCTCTTGTTATTTAATGGTCTTACAATAAATGAATGGGGTGACCTCATTTAAAACTCTATGTTATACTCTATGGACACAGGCATAGTTGAAGTAAACTCTTTCCAAAGTATTACCGCCTCACTATCGTCCTCAATCCATATTTTAATTGAATTACTATAATTGTCGTAGATTATTAGATGGATGGTATATGCACCCCTACCTACAGACTGCCCTACTATGTAGTGCATAGCCCCGGATTTATAATCGGGTCCTATAGATATTTTCCTAATAATGCCTGACATTATTTTACTTTTAATATATTTATCTTAAAGTTGGGAGTAATAGTAAAAAGTCCATCTGTATCAGTAGAAGATACTAAAGACCCTTCATTGTAAAATGCACTATCTCTTGATACTTTAAAGGTTAAGACCTGACCGGCAGTTACAACAATAGGAACAGTTCGCTCATATGGAAGTTTGTCTCCTGCATCCTTAATACCTACACTCTGAGTTGCCCCCTCTTGAACTCCATCAATAAAAGCAGCAAAGTGCATTAAAGCAGACGCTCCTCCACTTACTCTACCAAAACACCCTTGTGCTATTAGCAAGTATGTACCTGCTTCATTGAATGTAATGTTACCTGATGCATCCAACATCACAGGGTCAGATACCGTGCCTTGTGCAGCACCGATAACTACCTGATACAAAGAGTTTGTTGTAGATGGTCCTTGAGATACTGCAACGTCTTCAGCAGATAAAACATTTGTAAGAGGAACTCCTCCTAACCCCAATATATCTTGTATAGTAAAGTTTTTAGTTGCGTTGTTATTATCTACGTCAGTACCTATAACCTTATCGGTTAATGATGGTGCTGTGGCTTGTGCGTAATTTGCTATGTATCCCATTTGCTTATTTGTCTTTTTTCTTTTCTATATGTCCTGTTTGGACATTAATTCTTATAGAGTCTCCGCCACCATACTTATCAGCCATCTCTCCCTCTATCTTGGTGTACTCCTCTTTTATCTTATCAATCTCGTTAATGATTGACCTCTTTGCTAATTCAGCATCAGCCAACTGCATCTTTGATTGATTAAATGCATTGAGCATACCTTGTACTCTCTCTAATTCTTTCTTGCTTAATTTTGCCATTTTATTTGATTCTTAATTTTATTTATACTACAAAGGTAATATATTTATATTACTTCTGTTTTTTATATAGGTGTAGGCTTAGGAACAAATTCCTGAAGAGTAAAGTAAAGACTTACATCTTCAAACATATCTTCAAGTATATCCTCTATAGCATCAAATTCAATAATGCTTATATAGATATCTCCTATAATATCCTGCACCGGATTTAATATTAAAGCACCTGTGTATTCATCCTCGATTTCTACCCAAGTTTTTAAATTAACGTCATTATGTATTCTATATGCTTCCATTTTTTTTTACCAAGTTTTCTTTCCTAATTCATTCATAAAGTCATCTACAATACTATTCCAAACAGGAACCATTGTTGCAGATAACCCTGCAAAATAATGTCCAAACATCATTGTGTTTGAAGCTTGACTAAATACTGTACCATTAAAGTTTACACCTCCAAAGGGTAGTACATATATAGAGTTTGCTGATGGTATAAAGTTTGTACTGTTTATTGATTCCAACACTCCGTTGTGATAATTCTCTCCTGCTGATGGAGTTGTAAGCAAATTAATCCAAGTATGCCCTTGATTATTATCCTGATTACCTCCACCAACTGCGTTGTCTAAAGTCCAACTCCTACCAAAAGAAGTAATCCCTGTACCCATCCTACGCCATACACTACCATCATTCGGAGGGTTTGTGCCATAAGACCCAAAGTCCCATCTCGAAGAGCTGTCTCTTATAACATTACCCACACAGACACTTGATGAGTTTAAAGCAGGGAAGTTGTCTGCAATTATATTGGAGTTTATATATCCATTAACGCCATCTGTAGTAACCCCATCATAGTTCGCTGTACAGCCACCAACAAATGTAAGCTGCAATGTAGCTTGTGAAGGGTCCATAAGATTATACTTTTTAGTACCCAATGTATCCCCAAGCATTGGAGATATCTGAAGTCCACTCGCCTGATTAAATATCTCAGCGTCCCCAAAGTTTGCATATGCAGGGTCTAATCCTTTTATCCTTTTGCAAAAATTATCAATAGACTCTGCCTCTACATTAGTTAGAGTATAACCCTCAACGGAACTAAGCTCATTTGCATATGCGAGAGCAAGTGGGTCTGTTATTATATAGCTCCCTCCTCCCGGATATCTGTTACTTGTTGTTATTGATATTGAGTTTATCATATATTATTTCTTTGTGGCGTACGACTTCATCATCTTCTCGCCTGTCCTACCAATTACATATCCACCAATACCGAGCTGCAATAAATTCCAAAACTCATTCTCAAGTGGTGGAATAGGTAGCTCTAATACAGGTGCTAAAAATTTTACATAGATAACTATAAACCCAAACGCTAACATAAGTATTGGTCTCCAACTTCTCTGTAGCCAATTACCCTTAGCCTCTGTTACAATTATCTCAGTCTGCAACTGCTGTAACTCAATTTGCTTCTTTACAAGAATCTCCTTGATTACATTCTGTGCCTTTATCTTCTCTTCCTTAGAGGTGAATAGCTTATCCAATCCGCCAAGTAAGTCTGTTACTACACTACCTCCAAACCAATCAAATATCTTCTTCATTAATTATATTCCTCCGTTGCATCAAAACTTGGACACGCCTTGGGAGAAAAATCCCTATGACCATAAACCTTAGCATCAGGATGCTGAATCTT